CACCGTTTCCTGTCGCAACATTCTACACGCCCGACAGGGAGCAAGACTAACGAGGTACCCATTATGGACAACATAATCATTCAGGATCAACTCTATCAGATCTACCTGAACGAACGGCAAGATCTTGTCTTCATGATCCTAGACACTGAAGAGGAATTGCTGATTCCTCCCGGATGGAGCGACGTGGTTCTAGACGGTGACGACGAATGCAAAAGGCTCGTTTTAGAATTCCTCTCGCTGATTCATCAAGACGGCTACATTCGCGCTTTGCGAGCATTTTATGGGCGGGAGCCCGACTTACTCGTACACGGGGGCAAGCCATGAAAAACGTCTACGTTGTGCTTCAAACAAGCCCTTACCAATCGAAGGTAATCGGAGTGACGGCTGACATTGACAAGGTGGTCGAGTTCATCGAAACTTTCCCGATGGATCCGCACAATCAAAACTTGCTCAATTCATGGAATGACGACGAAAACCTATACGTTACCGTTGATGCAACAAGTGCTTTCTATAGCAACGAATTCTTGCATTTTGAGGTTATCGTTCTTCCCTGGGAATCCATCAATGCAAGCCGTGTATTCTGAAAGGTAATAACATGATCGTAGCCATTCTAATAATCCTTTTCGTCGTTGCCCCGATCATTGTAGCTCTATTCCTTGAGGCAGGGAACCGGCGAAAAACAAACGAGAATTGAAATGAATTACACACTACATCAAAGAGTAGTGGCCGGAGTCGTTGCGCTTTTTCTAATATCTGTGCAATTCCTATTGGCTCTCTTTCTGATCGATGCTATTCACGATATGATCAACAATCCGGTGTATGAATACATGAGAGCACTGAAAGCGACTATGACCGTAACCCTTTTGTGTACGGTGTGGATTCCATTTCCCGTGATGGGAATGTTAAAAGTCGTATTTCACATCAACACATAGAGGCAAACCGAATGATTTTCAAAACAAACGAACTGCGGCATTTATTTGTCGGAAAGGTTCTATTCACAATAATAGTCTTCACCTTCGCTTACTTCGCTGCATGGTTCGATAATGTTTTTGCTTCTGCCGCATGCATCATTGGCGCAATCTGGTTTTCTTTTCCTATTAGCCATATTCAAATTCGGGAAAGCGAAGAGCGAAAACGAATTAAAGGAATTCGAATCACTGAAGACAAACTCAGATCATTAAGAGGCTAACCGAATGAAAGCTAACTGGACAAATCACGTACGAAAGGAACTTGATCTGGATCGACCCGAGCCCGGTATATACTTCGGGATTTCGATATTCGATTATTTTGCAATCAAAGCGGTCTCACAGTCAAGCCTCAAGAAGTGGAAAGAAGCCCCCGAGATGTATTTGCACGAAGAGGATCGTACACCCGCCACGATTTTCGGCCATCAATATCACGCGTTCGTGCTAGAAACTGACAGTTTCTATGAACGATATTGTGCTGGACCGCAAGAAAGACGCTCGAAAACTGACAAAGAGCACTATCAAAAACTATGCGATTCTCATGGAGGACCGGAATATGTGTATCGGCCAAAGGAATTCGCAGAAATGGATGAAATGTGCAGAACGTTGATAACATCATATCCCCGTATTGCTACGCTTCTCGATAATGATCAGCCGGGTGAATTGACGCTTGTATGGCGGGATGACGAAACGGGACTTTTGTGCAAGGCTCGAATTGACAAAGCACATCTCGAACTTGATTGGCTGATCGATCTCAAGACTACGGCCGATGCTCTAAAAGCCGCGTTTCGTAGAAGCATTTTCAAGTACGGGTACGACAAACAAGCCGCGTTTTATTTGCGGGGCGCATATCAACTCGAGATCCCATGCCGTAACTTTGCTATTGTCGCACAAGAAAAGAAACCTCCGTATCTAGTCCGAAGCTATCAGATCTCACAATCAGTTATCGAAAATGCAGATTGGACGATCTCGGAGATGCTTACAGGATTCAAGGAATGGCAAACGCATTTAAACTTGCCAGATGAAGTAATCTCTATCGAGTGGGAGTCCACCGATTTCTAATCAATCACTTTAACCTCAGTTGTATATAGCTATGTCTGATACGAAAACCAACGAATTCAAAGTCGAGCCTTATGCGCCGATCAAAACACCGGGCAGGCTCGCGGCTTTGCTCGAATCATGCCGGGACCGGCTCGAACCGCTGTTGCCTGAAAACCTGGACTTTGAGCGGTTCAAGCTCAACGTTCGAAACTCTGTCATCGAGATTCCAAAGATCATGGGGTGTACTCAAAACTCCATGATTCAGGCATGCATCACAGCATGCGAACTTGGCTTGATCGTAGGAAAAGCCCGGGGTGAGGCATACATCATTCCTTTCAACAACAAGACGGATGAAGGATTCAAGCTCGAAGCAACACTCATTCCCGGCTATCCCGGACTCGTGAAATTAGCATACGGTACGGATGCTGTGGCAAGGATTCAATCAGCTATAGTCCACGAAAAGGACTCGTTTTCAATTCGCCGGGGCATGGATCCTCATATCATGCATGAAGAATATGTGCCACGTTCAAAAGGGGATAGCCGGGGCGAAGTGATCGGAGCATACTGCGTGATCAAGCTAAACAATGGCGAATACATCTTCGATTACCTTTCGATCGATGAACTCAATAAGATCCGGGCAAGTGCCAAATCGAAAGATTCCCCGGCCTATCGCAATTGGGTCGAAGAGATGCACAAAAAAGCCGCGTTTCGGCGTACGGTGAAATGGCTGAATGTGCCCTACGGCATGTTGCAGCAAAGTCTCGAGCACGCAAACCGGGAGTTCGATCTTGATACGGGCTCTGAAGATGCCGATCAACTCGAACAGTTGAACAAGAAGCTTCTCCCGGCCAGGAAGGAGAAAGTCAACAAAGATAGCGGGGAAATTACAGACGTAGAACCCAAGTACGATTGGGCCGATGAAGAAGCCGACTCCGAATCGTACAACAAACCCCCCGTGGAAAACGAAGCCGATACCCCCCTAGTGGAAAACGAAGCCACGGAAGGAGAAGAAGAAGTCCTCGTGATCGGCGAATCCATTTCGACGGATGAGGATTTCTTCATGGATTCGATGCAACACTTCTTTGTGACCAAAGACGAAATGACATTCTTTGTCAAGTTGGTATTGGGCACCGCTCCCACTTCAATGTCTGTCGTTACGAGTAATCATCGCAAGAAACTCACGGGTATTCTAAAGCGCATAAACCAACGTTTCAACCGCTCGGGCACCGATCTTGCATTCGTACGGTCATTCCTCGCATTTTGCTTCCAAAACAATGTAGAATTGAGCGGCACGAAGGAAGTTGATGCCGCGGCCAAGAACTACAACGAATCTCTGAAGAAAAAGAGCGAACCCCAAACGGCCGCAACGGACTCGGAAAGCGAATCTCCATTCTAATTCGTTCAAATCCAGTAATCAACTATTAAAAAACAGAAGATCTCATGAGACCCAAAAAACATTGGGACGTATATGAATATCTCCCCCCGCATGGTGTGGAAAAACGCATCCTTGAAATGAAGGAGCACGGGTACCGGTGGCTTTCAACGCACGCCCAAGCGGAATTCGAAGCGACATACCCGGCGAACCCTCTAGCCATCGAATGGCCGGAAGGAATGCACGTGGTCTTGTTCAAGAAAGCAACGAGCGTTCCGACGATAGATTTGAGTTTCATCACTGAGTATTCGAAACGACCGCTGGTGTGCATTGACGTTGAAACGACGGGTTTACATCCATACCATGACGACGGCAAGCCGGGCAAAGATCGCGTTATCGAAATAGCAATAGCCCGATTTATGGGCATTGGTCAAATCGACAAATTCGATACACTCATCAATCCGGGGATACCGATTCCACCGGAGGCAACCGAGATCAACGGCATTACTGACGAAATGGTGCAAGCGTACGATTTCTTCGGGGCATACGGACCCACGATCGAAGATATGATCATGGATGCGGATGTTATCGCTTACAATGCAGATTTCGATATCGAGTTTATCGATATGGAATTCGCGTTGAGCGCTCGAGAATCGCCGTTCTCACCGGAGACACAAATCCTTGACCCGCTCATGATCTATCTTAGGCAGGTACCTCACACACTCGAGAACGCGTTCAATTTCTACGTGAAGGGTGGTTCAGATCCAACGGCTGCATCTTCAGCGCTTGATCCTCACCGGGCAATGGATGATGTATGGGCCACACTTGCTATCCTTCAATATCAGCTTTTACATGAAGAAATCGGCGGCACACCCAAGGATATCATTGAATACTTTATGGAACCCTACCTTGACACCGGACACCATTTCATGAAAAATGGTGAAGGGAAGGTTGAAGTGTGCTTCGGTAAGCATAAGGGGAAGGGGCTCTTTTGGGTATTCATGAACGATCCGAAGTACATCGATTGGATGAAAAAAGAGTTCGGAAAAGAAGTCATCCGCATTCTTAAAGGATTCGAATCTCAAATCGAGACCTACAAAGAAGCGAAGAACATCGCATGAACGCCGTACTTCTAGCCCTACGGGTGGAAAACGGGGTTATCAAACTTGCCTTTTCAGATCCGGATCACCCGGACCGGCCGCGATATCTGGAATTGAAATTGCCCGCGGTTACGATGCGGCAAGAGATAACGATTCCATACCAAGGTAAAAGCTTGAACTTGATCGCTGTAAATCGGGTTGCTTGGCGGCACTACAACGATGAAGATCCGGTGCCGTTCGCGTATTCAGGCTTCGAATTGAACGGAATCTGGTATGCCACCGTGGAAAACATATGGACTCTCATCGATGGATGTGAGATTGCAGATTTCCCGGATTGGATAGGGCGTGAACTTTCCGAATAAGGTCGCGTTCTACGTCTACGCAAGTCCAAAAAAAAGGGCGAAAGGTCCGCACCAATCGCCCAAGGCATAAGCGCTCATGAATCCATAAAAGATCAAAGAGCACCGAATGTAGCATGCAATACAACACATATCATTCCAGGTTCCCCGAAACCTCCCTTTACCTCGCATTCGCATTAACGCTCCCCCTTTCTGATAAGGCTTTTCGTATCTTAGCGGCTATTCTCATGCTTGCAAATGAGCAAGGAATCTGCGTTTCTACGCTTGAGGATATTGGTAAATTAGCGGTTCGAACGAATGGAAAAGCGATGCTGAAACCGAGTGTTTATACCTCAGTTCTCGAACTTCACGAACACGAATTATTAGAGTTCATTTCTAAGCGCCCCTTAAAGTTAATGGTTCATATACCAGATATCGAAGAATCGCTCGAAAACGCAGTTCCTGGGGATGATAATTACCCTGAAAGTGAACCGGTGTTAATGGATCATGAACTCATGGATCATGAACGAAATGTACTTATTCTTGCCAAAAGCGCAGGAGTGTTGAAGCCGGGCTCAAAAGACCATGCTACCGACCTTTTTGCATTACGTAGTAATGTTTTTAATAAAGATATATCAATAAATAAAACTACTACTACCAAAGATTCTAGTTTACCTCCAACGGATCCGGCTGAACTCGAAAAGCTAAACTTCCCAAATGCGCCGGTAACGGTTCAGTTCTGCGAACAATACTTCCTCGGGTATTTCGAAATCAACAACCTGAACCAAGACGCCAGAAGTGCCGCTCTTGATTTCATGGATCATTGGGAGAACAAGAAGGGATGGATGTACAAACGCAAGGGCGACACATTCCCGACATTGATCACGGCCGACCGGGTGAAACGGCACCTTTCAACGTGGGCAGGTAACATCAAAAAGGGAATTTATCAATACGAACCAAAGCGCCCGAAAGACGATTCGAACGGGGTCAAAAAAGGTCCCTGGATGTATTGGGGGCAAATGAACGACCACGCAAAACGCTTGCGATTGACAACAGGAGACACGAAATTCTATGAATTCAATGGCGAAAAGGACGATAAAGCCCGGTGGAGATACGTCGAACAGTCTACAAACATCCACATTGACGGCACGATATGAACGCTCCGAAACTCATCGGCCCGTACATCAAGAATGCTTTGCTAGCGCTTACTGGAACTCATGGCGCGATCGCACGTAGAGTATTCTTCCAGGCTGAAAAAGCCAAACGTCAAGAAGCACGAGAACACAAATCCGATCCGACCGAATGCATTGATACCCGATTAGATCAAGCGCGTCAAACGGCTCGAATATGGATTGCCCAAGAGCAATTCGATGAGGCTAGCGAATGATCAATTCTTCCGCTCTTAACCTTTTACGATAATGGGTCAAGCGACGTGCGATTGTCCGTTGAGGCCGGGCAAGTGGTGTACTTGGCCCGATTGCACGAAAAGGGTAACGACCGGCCGGGCTCGAGATTTCACCAGCACAAACAGTTCCCGAGGGTGGAGAACCATCGGTGGAAAACGATGCTATTTCAAATCCAAGTGGGAAGCAAATTACGCCCGTTTCTTACAATGGCGAAAGGCAACCGGGGAGATCATAGAGTGGCAGTATGAACCGGAAACGTTCTGGTTTCAAGATATCAAGCGGGGCGTCCGAAGCTACAAACCGGATTTCAGAACTGAATGGTATGCATTCAGCGAGGAACAGATCATCGAGAGAGTTCAGCAAGGACTTTTCAAGGGGAATGGAAACGACGGAAACCCTGTGTTTTGTTCTTATTACGAAGTGAAAGGATATCTCGACTCGAAGAGCCGAACCAAGATCAAGCGGTTCAAAAAGTATTACCCGGATGAAATTTTGAAAGTGGTCGGTAGGCAATGGTTTCAAATGAATGAATCTGCCTGCAGAGCAATCATACCGGATTGGGAATAACGAATTTGAGAGGTAATTCAATGGCAGAAACCGAAACTTTACCCGAGACCGTGAGCAATGGATCCGCTGAGTTGAACGGTATATTCGGGTTCAAATATCATGACAAACATGCAACGATCCATTTCGGAATCACTTTGCCCGGAGGAGCACAACTGCGGTTATCTATCAATGATACCGCTATCGTTCCACCGGCCGAACTCGTGGAATCATTAAACGATCTCTCGGGTGATCTGTCGGATCTATGTGAGTTGCACGCCGAATCCATGTCGAAGATCACAGTGACGCGGTTTTCGTGTAAGACCGTCAAGGGACGACGCGCCTTCAAGCTATGTGGGCTCAAGGAGCTTGAAATGGCTCGTGTACCCCTCGTGCTGAACGCGCCGCTAAAATGGGATAGTCATGCGGACGAACTACAAGAACTCGATTTCGTGACGGTTCAGAAACTCGAGCGTTTAGCTGAACACGTGAAATCATGGCTCGGTGTTCTTCTTGAACCTGTCTCGGCCGGGACGCTCTTTCGTGACGAGACCATTACGCTCGCGGAGCAAGGCGGAGGTAAAATAACTGCAATACCGAGAGACGACACCGTTCAAGCGGATCCGCCGTTTTAGATTTCCCCCGTGCAGCTAGGGGAACGGGATTGAAATGGGGCGGGATACTTCCTCGCAGTGGTGGCATCTTTGCCCCCGATCCCGATACGAAAAGCCGTAGAAATTTACGATGAGTCTTATCGATGGTTTTCAGGCTGACCGCATTCATGAATGGAGTTACAGGCTCCCAAAATCGAAACACGACGTTTTGTGTTGGTCGTTCTATGCGCTTGTACCCCTTGTGCTCTTAACAATCCTTCTTATTATCGGAGTAAACCCTGAGAGGTAATCATGCCCGGAGAGTTTTTCCTACTTGGTGCATTCGTTATTGTAGTCCTCGGTTGGGGAATCGCAGCGTGGATAGGTCGTAGAAAACGAAGAAGAAGATGAGCGACACACTTGAAGAACTCGAAACAATATATAACACACTCGAAACGGCGCGGAAAACTTTGATTGGCATAAGATCAAACAATTGTCTTATTCAGAGGAAAATAAGGCAAGCTCGTCGAGCCGTAATTGTTGGCAAGTTTGCCACCTCTATGTACATCCACGACATTAAGAAGAAGGATGAATGATTATCCGGCTGAATGGAAAGCGGCATGACGGTAGGATCTCTCTTTGCAGGAATAGGCGGCTTTGATCTCGGCTTCGAGCGTGAAGGCTTTGAAGTCCGTTGGCAAGTGGAGAAAGATGAGTTTTGCAGAAAGGTCCTAGCGAAGCACTGGCCGGATGTAAAACGATATGAAGATATCCGAGATGTTGGAGCACACAATCTTGAACCAGTTAACATTATTTGCGGAGGATTCCCCTGCCAGCCGTTCAGCGCTGCCGGGAAGCGACTTGGCACAGCAGATGACCGCGACCTCTGGCCGGAGATGTACCGAGTCATACAAGAGATTGAGCCCTCATGGGTCGTTGCTGAAAACGTTTATCCGCTCACTTCTATCCAGCAAGGACTGGTATTCGAGCGTATGTTATCTGACTTGGAAGATGAAGGGTACGAGGTCGGGTCGTTTGGTATTCCAGCTTGTGCCGTGGATGCCAAACATATCAGAATGCGAATATGGATTATGGCCTACTCCAACAATAAACGGCAATCACAACCGGAAGGGGACGAGCACAAAAAGCGGAGATGGGTTGTCAACAGCAATAAAGCTATGGCCTACGCCAGCAGCGCGAGACTGGAAGGACACAGGAACGGCACCAGCAGAACTGAACAGGAATACACCGCCATTAGCAGTACACGCAGGTGGGAGCCTGAACCCGAATTGGGTAGAGTGGCTCATGGGATTCCCCATCGGATGGACAGAATTAAATCGTTAGGCAATGCCGTAGTGCCTCAACTCATACAAATTACAGCAAGAATAATCATGGAAGTTGAATCAGTCAGAAAGGCAGTATGAACATTTATCCCGAAGAATGGAAAGACGGAACGATCCCGCAGCGGATCAAGAAAGAAGCGGGATGGAAATGTATCCGTTGTGGACACCCTCACGATTCTTCCACCGGGTACACCCTCACGGTTCATCATCTGGACGGCAACAAAGCCAATTGCGAATGGTGGAATCTTGCGGCTCTTTGCCAGCGATGCCACCTGTGCATTCAGGGTAAAGTCGTGATGAACCGCGTTTGGATGTTTGAGCATTCGGAATGGTTCAAACCATACGTGGCGGGATATTATGCCGACAGGCTAGAGATGAACACGGATCGTGAATTCGTCACGGCCAACTATTTGAAAATCATCAATCTTACTTTAGGAATTCCCCATGCCTAAAATGAGCCACTTTACAGATTGGTCAATTGAAAAGATTGATCTCGACGTGTTAAAGGAGATCGCAAAAGATCCGGATATCGGCAAGGGTTTCTTTCATTATGCCCTGGCCGCGCAATTGAATCATTATATCCGTCGCCACGATCGCCGAATGACTGATTCCGACAGGATCGATGTAATCAATCTACAGCCTTATATCATGCCCATCCATATGTTTTTCCACTGATCTCTATCGCTGCAGATGTGTCCGCGCCCTGCTCACTACGGACACAGAAACGCCCGGCACGCTCTATCCATGCCGGGCGTTCCTCGTTTCAGATCACAATGCAAGACTCGGCTTGCTCGTGAAATGGCAATATACAAAAAGAGAAGGGATCCCGCGTGACACGGGACCCCCTTCAACGTCAAAAGCACTTGCTAGAAGTGCAATCACATAGTAAATCGTCGGATTGGATATGGGTTCCAGGAGAAAGAAAATGCCCAGGCTACGGCCATAGCATGTGAACCGGGCATTTCCTAAACAGAAGAACCCAATATACAAAAAGAGCCCGGTTTGCATGTGCCAAATGAACCGGACTCTTCGGGAAACGCTGCTAATTGGACAGATCAAGATATACAAAAAGAGCCCGATATCAAATCCCGCTTCATAGCTCCTCACGTCGCTTCTAACGACCCCACCAGTTCATTGATCGTATCCCCGGGTAAAGGTTCGATCTCGAGCGACGTTAAGAGCAATCCCACGTATTAGACGATTGCGGGTACTGAACCGCCAACACCTTGCCCGAGGGCACCAGCATCGTGTGTATGAATCTTGTGTGCCAAGATTTGAGTATGGCATACCCGGTAAAAGAAGTGCAGACTTATTTTCGTGGCTACGGTCGAACGCCAATGCCCGTTCGTTTTTCCTGCAGCGGCCGCGCAATGTATAAATTCGTACCGGCCTACACTCGGATGTGTGAGTGTGGCGTTCGCAATGATGATCGTTCCATGGCCCTCATCTTGGATATTGAGGATCAGGCTTGTATCATCGATTGGATTGCCGTTTATGTCTTTCAAATCGATGAATACCAGAACACCGTGTAATGGAAACACCGGACCATCAATTGAAATCTGTGGCGTAAGATCGATTAAAGCCATGGTTATACCTTGTGTCCGTGTGAAAATAAACCGATGGTAGTTTTATCGGCATAACTCGCGCCGATCTCGGCCGTGTGGGGCGGCAATACTGCAGCATGCCTTGCACCGGCAACTGATCCACCAACAGCCCCCGTTAGGAGATTGTGAATCGTACGGATTACGGGTGCTGATCCGGCTACACTTGCACCAACAGATCCAGAATTCAACTTGATGACTTTCTGTAGCTCACTCCCCGATAGACTCGCGCCAACAGATCCGGATTGAATATTGAATATCCGTAGCACAACCGGCGTGCTACCCGCAACGCTCGCACCGATAGCACCAGAAGGAACTTGAAGCGATGTGGGTATTACGGATGGTTCACAACCGGCAACGCTCCCACCTATAGCGCTAGAATCGATACTTAATATTCTGAGAACTACCGGAACACTTCCTGCAACGCTTGCGCCGATTCCACCACTGGAAATCTTGTGTATTACTACAAGATCACTGCTGGCAACGCTTGCCCCAACCGCGCCGCTATTGATGTTGAAGTCGCGTAAAACCTGGGGTTCGCTGCCTGCAACGCTCGCACCAATCGCGCCGGAGAAAATATCCCGGTTTATGAGTATTTGACAACCTGCAACGCTCGCCCCAACTGCCCCGGAGCTGATCGGCAAGATCCTGAGAACAATGGGGTTACTTCCAGCAACCGAAGCACCAACAGCACCAGAATTAAGCGATAGGATTCTTAAAACTACGGGTTTACTTCCTGCCACTGCAGCGCTAACAGCACCCGTCTCAACTGTATTAGCAGCAACATCAAACGTAGCAGGAAGCCAGATGGGACTCAGGGCGAAGGATGCTACGTTTGGCCTTGTTGCTCCTATTACAACGCTTCCTGTGTGGAGTATGGGTGGCCCTACATATCCATTCTGATTGTATTCACTAATCAGCGGTTGATATGAAACAATACTGTTCCTGAATTCCAGGAAATCCTTCGGGTGCCGCCCTTTTGCCATCGCTTTTGCTGCCGACAAAGGGAATTCATCCAGAAGAATTACACTTTGCTCGTAGTCTATGTCCCAATCGGTTCCGCTTCCACGATTATTATGCTCTATCGTATCATTTGCAAACGTCCAAGGAACACTTACAGTACTCGTCCCAGTAGACACCGTGCCATCGATTTCTATAAGGTTAAGCTCTCTATCCGTTGCTGATCTGATGACCCCCCTTGCCAAAAACCACACATCATTGGGATACGCAACTTCAATGTTGTCTCCTCCAGCTCCGTCGTTTCTAGCTGACCATCGTATGTTAGAAGACGTTGAGCGAAGAATTACATTATCACCTCCGTTGGTGCTCGCTAACGTAGTCAAAGCATCAAATCCATCTGTGCTATTGACACGAAGCCACAAGAGTACCGTAAGTGGGTAGTTCTTATAAAACCTAGCACGGCCAGTTACAGATCTAGGAGCCTCAACTGACGTGTCAGCATTAATACTCATAATTAAGCAGCATCAACGGAAAAGAAGACACTATTAGTGCGAATACCATCGGCGTCTGAATAGATAAATTTCACGTCCTGTTTTGTCCCCTTCTCAGTGAAGGTTCTGTTAACCTCATAGGACCCATCCAGGTTGTCTTTTAATACGGCTCCTGGAATGATTGCTTTACCTGACGGATGGATAATCTCTAGTGATACCTTCCCCTTTTGCCCTGTTATTCCCGTTTCGGTGTCATCGTCCGCTACATCTACAACCCAAAAACGGAGCGTTTTAGTAGCACCATCTGCGAGACTCTTTGTATTAAAATCCAGGCGTGTAGTAATTGACATTATCCTGCCTGTACGTTGAACTGAACCGCGCCCGTTATCGCTCGACCCGCCGAGATGTTTTTCATATACACTTTTGCTTCATCGAAAGGCCCTGGGACCCAAACCGTTTTCCGACCCGGTTCATCTTCATTGGTATCTATGAAACCAAGAAAGCGGCCTTGTTCTGCTGTGTCGAATAGGGCTAATACATCTGGATCAACACCTGGATCTCCGTGTGACTCGTTCAACCAGAACTCCATTATATCATTAGCCTGCGCCGTTCCATCATTATCCGCCTGAATGACTACTTTCATTTGAAAGTCGGCCTGAGTGAAGGATGTTATTGCATCGGATAAGGCATTTGCTCCAAAGGCCACAGATTTAATAGCAGCTGTCGCCCAAAAAACCTGCTTTTTACTCGTTGTAATAGCCATCTGAGTTCTTTATGCTGACCTGATTGATGTAAGGAATTCAAGTTACTGCCATAGCAGCACTTCTTTATGATTTTCCACACTTCGCCCTGATAGTATCTTTTACTCGCTTATGCGGAGATTCCCAATCGGCAAGTTCACTTCTTCTCCGGTAAGTGGGACGATTGCGCCGTTCGCTGCTGCAAGCCCTCTGCCTTCTCCGGTGAACGTTATTGCCGCACCACCCAAGGTAAGCGAGATCTGGAAGCGATTGTTCGTAGGAGTAAGCACGAAAACGATACCGCCATTCACGATACCCGTTGCCGCATTGTAAATCCGGATCTGATCGTCCAACACAAACGGATTGTTTTCGCAATAGATTTCATTCGTGGTTGGTTCGAAGATGACCGGGCTTTCGTTCGCTCCAACGCTTCCGGCATACAACAAATTGCCAACCGTCAACGCATCGAAAATGCCGTAGAAAGGAAGCGTTTTCCCATTGTCACCCACGGGAAGCGAAGCCGTGAGCACGATCAAGATATCGTTATCCGCGAGCCTTGCAACACGCTGCATGTTCGGCTGAATCGGGAATCGCGCTACGGTCCATGGAGTTGCCCCCGTTCCATCGGGCAATATGATCGTTTCGCTCAACGTGTAATGCGGTGTCGCGGCACCACCCACGATATTCCTGTCGAGGATATCAAAAGCGAGGAAATCAGATTTCGAAAAGGTCATGATTTTAAGGAGTATGGGTTGTTAAAAGACTACTTTTTCTTGTGGGGTGGTTTTGTTGAGGCTTCGAGGTTTACCCTATCGCGTAAGAACTCGACGAGAAAACCTATGCCGCCAGCAAGAATAGCGAGGATGAAGGCACCTATGCCACTAGATTCAATGGCGAAAAGCTGTTCGGCAAGCACGCCAAGTCCAACAACTGCCGCCATGCCCAAAGCCCGTAGAATTCGGTTGATCAATGGAGTGTCGTTCATAACGTCGCCTTTTGGTGAAACATGCTTGAATGTACTGAAAATCCTATGAAGGACCCCAAAGCCCGATACCCGTGACATCACTTAACGCGTGCATTTGAGTAAATGCGCTCAGGCTAAGTGGTAGTTGTGCATCCGTGAAATCGATCGATACTCGCCATATCCCGTTCGAGCTTGCCGCCACATAGATTTCTCTGTTGAAATTGTGAACCACCATATGTTGTTCGGCCGTGGTATGTGAAGAGAAATCAACGACGGTCGTACGGGTAGCCATGTCAGGATCAGCACGGTAGAGTACGCTATCATTCATCCAATACATTTTGTCGTCGAATTCTGACCACCGCAAGGATCGAATGCCAAAACCACTACTAAAGGGAATCCCGGTAATCGTCGTAACTGCCGGATTCTCCGAAGCAGCATAATTCATATATCCGAACTTGTCCGGAATAGCACCACCGAACACGTAGAGCCGGTTCAAATCACGATGAAGAGCCATCGAGCCGAAATTTGATACGATCGTCCCAAAGAACGGATCGAGATTAATCCAATCTGTATCGACAGAAGCACCCGTTCTGCTTATTCGGTGAACGCCCGGCGTTAAACCACCCGTTTTTCCGTGGAGGATTATATAGCGGTTGGATATAGGATCCCAAAAGGAATCCGCTGTAGTAATTGAGGTCGATGGACCAGAGATTCCGCTGTGAATGATCACACTTGCTTGCGGAGGAAATGGCCCGGTTCGAAAGAAGTCATCTTCGGGTGCCCCTACGTTGTTTCTCGTCGTATAGGCTTCCTCGAGAATGCGGTCCGGTGAAAGACTTCGAGGAACCGGGAAAATTGCTCCCAAGCTTATAACAATGGGCGAAGTCGGCCCGCCGATTCCGATTGTGCTTACGCTTGCTCCACTGCTGAAAATGATAGTTTTGTAATCGGGGAATGTCGTAATATCTGAAACCGATCCTCCCCGCACCGATTCGAGTTCTATATTGACTGAATAATGCCCTAGTGGATGCACACTAAAAGGAATATCCGCTACAAAACGCACCAAGTATGAAGGTGAAACGGCTCCTCCCGGATCGGCGGGAAGAATTGTTCGGGGCGTGAATGTTAGTTCCGGGAATTGCTCATAGATTCTGACGAGATCAGCGGCCGTCGCTAACGGGAGACTGCGATAACCGAAAGTAAACATGGGCCGAACTTTCTTATCAGGATTGATTGATTCAACATGCAGAGCCGATTGGTGATAGGTCGTTTCATCTTGATAATCCCCCTTCATGAAGTTCGAACTATCCGGTAAAGGCATAGATATCACTTCACCCGTCGGGGTTGTGAATGTCGGTGGTCCTGTGGCGAGAAGTAACGGCATTTAATACCAACTCTTCACGAAGTTGTAAATCTGGTGTGTGTTGGTGTGCGTCGGTCCTGTTTGGCTGTTGAGTCCACCGAATACATGAACGCGATCGCCATGTACAGCCATCCCTGGAACTTCCACCGGAACGATTATTGGACTAAAGGAAGCAAGAGCCCAAGTATCTGCACCCTCATTGTAAACATAAACTTGTCCCGTTGGCTGTGCGCCGGAGTCGCGGCCTACGAGTACGTAAAGCAATGATGCATGAACAAAGAACTTGCTCCCTGTTGTGACGACCGGAAACGCATTCATCGTTGCCCAAGTGTCCAGCACATAATCATATCTAAGCAGCGTGGCGCTCGCCGGAACTGCACCGTGCCAATACAGGAAGCTGTTGAAATCAATCGCATGTGACAGATTCAGAGCAGTAGGCGGAGCCGTTTTTGATGCCCAGGTATCTGCAACCGGATCGTATTCGTCCAGCCGGACCGTCGTGCCGCCGTTCACATAGAACTTTCCGTTCGCTGCCCATGCTCCAGATGGACCCACGTTCGCAAAAGGAACGACTGCCAGAGCAGCCCAAACATCTGTAAGCGGATCGTATACAACAAAGTCATCATCCCATGCCACGCCGTTGAATCCGCCCGCTACATAGAGCTTGTTCTGAAAGACTCCGAATGCCGGCGCTGTAGTAGTTTGCGCCATCGGCGCGCCAATCTTCCACTGGTTATGATAGGGGTCGTAGATATCGAGGCGATCAAAATATGTTGGCGTCTGTTCTTCTCCCCCCGCCAAGTAGATACGATCCTTCATGAATCCCGTAGCAAAACCACGACGGTTTGTGCCGGGCACGGCTGCCGGAATAACGTTCGCGGCCGTGCCAGTCTCGTACCACTGAACCGGAAAGTCTACCGTCAATCGCCGCTCGAGATCATTAGGGCAATCACGATTCGCAAAAAGATATGCTTCGTTCTCATTTCGCAACACGCTCGACCCATCGAGCCCACCGACAACAAACACGATATCGGGTTCTACCTTCCCACATGAGAGATAAGTTCGTGCGGTCGGCAAGGTAAAGGTTTCGATGCTCCATGTATTGTTCTGATCGAAACGGAGTATTTCTGTAGTGGCTGACGATTGAGTTGCAGTTGTTCGACCCCCTATGGAAAAGACAGTCCCGTTGTACTCAACAAGGCAATGCCGCTCCCTTGCCGAAGTCATGACGGCCTTTGTGGTCCACCCGATTCCTTCTTCGAACTCGTATGTGCCCGTTTGCGGAACCGTTCCGTTGGTGCCACCCGAGACGAGAATCTTGCCATTTTCGAGTACGGCCGCACCAAAAGCAATAGCAGCGGGCAGAACGGCAACAGCCGTCCAGGTATTGTTGTTCGGGTTGTACTTCTCAACGAGCGTCGAAACAACACCCGTATTTAAACCAGCGATCGAATAGAGTTCACCAGCGAGAACCGCACTTGCCGCGCCCTCATGAAGATTGATCATCGTGGCTTTAGTTGCCCACGTATCAGCAACAGGATCGTATTCGAATGTCGTATTCGTTTCTAATCCACCAAGATCACGACCTCCGGCAACGTAAAAGAGCCCGTTTATCACTCCAAAAGCCGCGCCCTCACGTGCAGAAGGAAGCGACATTCGAGATTCCCATGCATTTGTGCGCCAGTTGTACCGATCGACTGTGAGTGACGTTGTGCCGCTTCTCCCGCCAGCGAAGTATATAAAATCTCCAATTACACCGACGGCCATGCCTTGTTTGGCAGTTGTGATTTGCTCGGTGAACCATGCTATCAGAGGATCGGTACTCCATCCCGGGCCGAACTTGATCGGAATGTCGGCCACAAGCGCAATTAAGTCGTCACTATCTTTCGTTTGATCATATCGAGCCTTAGCCCAGGAGTTGATCGAATTCAGACTTGAAGGGAGTCCCTCGTAAACCACGGCATTATCGATGATTCCCGGCCATGGATCGGCTACTACATCAGCGACAAATCGTTTACCGATAACTAAATCACCTACGGGAGTTTCGGGTACACCAGTGAAAACAGTATCTCCGACCGACGCTCCATTCACAAAGAGCCGAAGTCTACGCGTACCCGCGTCGTCGAAGAACGCGCCAAAAAGATGTATTAAAACGTCGTCAGTGATCACGCCGGAATTAATCGTCTGAAAGCTTCCGGCTTGATTTATTACCCCAAAGCTCCATTGATTTGCTGCATCCTTGAAGAGCGACATGTAACCCGCGCCGCCAACCGTCGCACGGTCCATTCCCATAATCGCCGCATCAGTTAAATCCGGAGCAGATGCAGGATGTAAAATCCAAGCCTCAACGCAGAAATCGCCGGATGGAATCTCCGGAGTCGTAGCCGTAAGATGTTCATCGGTCACACCATCATTAAGTTGATATCCGCATCCAACTTGTCCAAACTCAATGTTTGTAGCATCCATGTTCGTTGGAGTCAGATCTTTCTCATTGGGTGCAGAATCTTCAATCGGAGGAAATACCGGGTTTTCTTCCAAATGCCATGCGAATTTCTTCGGTCCCCAAACGGCATGTTTTCCATTCAGATCATCGTCATTCGGAAATGCCGGTACTAGTAAGCTTGCCGCAACGACTTTGAATTCAGTGATATTCGAATCAGATACCTGAATCTTGCAATACAGAGTCCCGGCACGATTCGCAGAGTGGAAATCCTTGCCTACTTCGAAAGGAACATCAAACCCCCCTATATTCCGTACTCGGATATTGCTGCCATCACTCTGCAACCGATCCCAAAAATCAGAGCAAAACGGATAATGCCCGAGATTTATAATCGCTACAAAATCAGCGATGGAATTCGCAATGGCAGATGGATTGATTGTGGCAATGAGGATACTTAGAGTACTGGCAATCGATGATACAGGGACAAGCGCTTCAAGTGATATGCCGATATCGATTCTTCCGCGTCGTATATGTTCAGTAAATCTGAATGGAGCCGTTACTTTTACTTGGAATCCTATCTCGGGCTCGGTGGCACTATCACCCGTTGCGCGTGTTCGTGGGAAATATGTTAACGGATCGTTTTGTAGTGCGGTAATTAGCAGTGACACTTGAGCGTCAGTCAAGCCACCTAATTCAAGTTCAAAGAATGGTCGTGAATATTTGATACCCTCGATGGATCTCATCAAACGGCTTGATTGTTCTACCCATATCGTTTCGTCCCGATATGCAATGAAATGTCCCGGATCGATATCCGGATGGTTTAACATCTGGATTGTCGTTCCTTCGAAATCTACAAACTTCGGTGGTCCCGTAAGTGTAATGAGGGCCATGAGTGCAAATAGCGTTTTGAGATTTAGGGTTCACCGAGAGCTGATACAAAGGCACAGATGCTAAATGCGCCTCCCGCTGTCTTGCTTTGAACGCAGAATTCATAAATACCGAATCCGGCTCCCATGTCTCCCGTATCAAAAAACAGTGCTGTAACGTTAGCGAGAAATGTAAAAAACACATCCCCCGGCAACTTAACTTTTACATCATAAGAGGACGGTAATTGTTCGCCGCAGTTGATAGCCGGGGTTTGCCACTCCAAACGAACCCCATCTGGAGGCGTGAATTCCGGAGGAAATACAGTCAAATTTTGAGGGGGGCAAACTGTGGGAAGATCGAGCACCACAATGGGAGTATCTTCTGGTCTGATAAGATCGACATCCGCGACGTTCTCAGCCGGAAACCACTCGATAGATCGTAACATCCAATGAAAACTGCGATATCTAAGACCCTCAAGCGGATCACCAACTATCGGTCTTACAGACGGATCTGTGAGGGTTGAGAACTCGATTGTTCCGTTAACCTTAAAGAGTGTACTTATGGAAAGCACAAAATTATTGATAAGTGAAAGTGCCCAATGTTCAGCTATGGCCGCAATCTGACCAACGGCCGGATTGGTCGGCACGCGTGACTCAACCATGCGATTCCCCGGCCCGGTAATGTTCTGTATCGCCGCTAGATAAACATTATCCGTGTCCTTAACTGAAGGTATGCCATATACGACATCTTCGGTATAGTTTGGATGGTTTGTAGGATCGGGCGTATCTGCTACTAGCGTTGCTTGTGAGCCAACATCCGGAAGTGTGAGCTTTACCTTTTGCAATCCTCGATTTGCGGGAGTGCCGTCCGGGTCGATTTCTTCTCTAATGGCCGAATATATCGCAAATTTCGTTTGAACGGTAAACGATGCATGCAAAGGTTCGTCATCGATCTTATTTGAATACGATAAAGCGAAATCTTCGATTTGTGCCTGAATGAATGTTTGGCTCAAACGGCCGTCTAACTGTTCAAGATTATCGATTTCGGGCGCGGGCTGAACGGGTTGTGGGAAGGTATCTGTCAAGATTGTTGCCGTGATATCGTTGCCCGGAAATCCAGCGAATTCGCAACGAACACGCCAACCTAACAAAGCACGAAGAATATCCCATAACTGAGCACAATTCCATGGAGGAAGCTGCACGGGTGCTGCTGTCGGTTGAAATGATACATACAAAGGCAGTTCACGCGAAATAGTACGATCGGTCCCCAAATCATCATAGACAATATCAAGATTAAACCATTGGCGTACAGATTGGAAATCAAGAAATACGTCATCAATTCCTGTGGCTCCGTCTATTGTCTCAAGAAACATATCCTTGATATCATACCATCTGCGAGAAGAAGCAGTAAAACCCCCGCCTGAATCCACTACATTTGTTGTAACGTCTACGAAATCCCCGGTCGCTAATACACTTTTGTTTTCCAGCCGTGCAAAAAACTCATCGATTGAATCGTCAATGATGATAATAATCCAGCTTTGAAGACTTGGTATCCATGTAACTTCTGAGCGATGTATCCGACCGTCAACAATAGTTTGAACACCGATGGAGGGATCATCGAAAGTGAAGAAAACAAGTGCCCTAAATGGACCCGCAAGCAAATTCTCAAAATTCGTCACACCCATAAAATCAGGATTATTCAAACGGAGTTCGATGGATCCCGCCTCTATGGTTTCGTCGGTCGCTTCCTCAAGAAATGATGCTTCTGTTCTGGCAAGAACATCGCCTGAATACTTAAAGACGGTGGTTCCGTCTGTTACATGCAGTGTTAGTGACATTATCTAAACCGACGAGGTATGGCTTGATCTCGTTGTACTGTCGTGCCTTGTGTGAGCTTTCTACTGTTTCGGGTGTCGAATCTGATAAGGTTGGGGCGTTCCGCTAATTCCTCCACAGTGCGCCGCAAAGCATCAAAACCCTCATTGAGCCTTCTAAACTCTGCGTTTGTGCGGTTCAACAGTGGTGATTGTTGATTGGGTATGCTGAAGAATCGCGTTGATTCCGGAAGCGGTACAAAACCGCCCGCTTGGAATCCAGATACGCCAACCGAGTGCAGTAAATCTGTTAAGCGCACACCACTACGAAGCAAAGTATCGAGCGCCAAAAATGCCCGAACATCGTTCCTTACTGTGCGCTCCGGGAACACATATTCGCCACCATGAACAATACCCGCTATCTGGTGCCGGTTGCGATTTCCTGTGAAGCCCCCTTCTTCAAAGGGTGATGGAAACGCACCGGCACTCGCTTGTAATGCTTTTACAAGTGCCGTTATGCTCAAAATACCGGTTGTTGCAGCACTCGTGCCCGCGGCCGCCGCGCCGCCGAATGTTGCGATTGAAACGGCTGCCGCGGCCGGTGCTGCTGCAGTTCCGATAGCGACCATTGAAGCAATAGTCGTTGCCGTTGCTGCCGCAATTTGAGTCTGTGCGAAGACAAACCGCGCAATCTGATTGGCGATAAACTTCGACGTTTCTTGCGCGATGATATCAATGAGACGCGCCCCTAGCTCTTCCGCACTGCGGGCGATGAATGATGCTCTATCCTTTTCAACGTCCTTCTCGAAACGTGCCCGTTCTTGCTGCAAAGCCGCCAGTTCAATAGCAAAATCTTCTTGTGATATCAACCGGCGATTTAAACTATCCCGAAGTGCCGCTTCTTCCTCGCGGAAATTCTTTTGCTCTAGGGCAATATCAACATCGGTAATCTCTCTTCGCTGACGAGCAACTCGAACGAACGTATCCGCGACTGCATCGGTGAACCGCTGGACGTTGCGTTGTATGCGACGAATCTCACGGAGCGTCTCGCGTGCCTCACGCTCAATGGAGCGTGCAATACGTTGATTAGTTTGGATCTGATTCGTAGCAAAACGGATTCGTTCAGCTTCCTGTTTTGCTATTTCCTTGAATAGAGCCGCTGTTTCCTTTTCTCCTTCCCGTACGGCTACGTCGCCAGCACGCTTAGTTTCTGCTTCTATAGTCCGGAAAACACGTCGTTCTAGCGCTTCGCGTTTGTCGGCAAACTCTTCCGATATCTGTAACCGCCGATCGGCTAAGGCTTGCTCGAATTCAATTATTGCAGCAGCATCCCCAAGCTCACGAGCAAGATCCAATCGCTTGCGGAACGTCTCTTCGGCTTTTTCAATCGCTCGTGCTTCAACATCCTCATTGAGTTCGATCCGCGTTTTCGCCAGTTCCCGGGCAAGCCGTTCACGCAAGCGTTTAAGCTTAGTAGCATCACGTTGTGCTTCTTGGCTTATTCCTTCCTCACCGGTTTCCGTCTCCCTTAGAACATCCGTCGATGCGGCTAGGGCTAGAGTGAGCGCAATCTGTTCCTCTAACTGAGCAATTAACCGCAACGTCGCTGCCTCACGACGTTTAAGATTTTCTAGCTCCTCTTGCTCTTCTTCATTGAGTTTATCGAATGTAGCGGTGAGCGCTGTACCCGCGATTCTCAAGTTTACAGCTATGCTGTTGATCGTAAATTCCGCTATTTTACGGATTTGGGTTTGTGTAACCAGAAGGAAACTTTCTACTGTCTCGAGTTGCCGCTTGAGCGTTCCTTCATCGGCCGCAAGAGTGAATTCAATGTTGCTCGACCGGTCAATCTCCAACAGCGTATCGAGTGCCGTGTCGAGCGCATCGTTTAATCGGTTGACCTCATCCGACCCTTCAACAAATAGAGCATCGAATGCAGGTTTGAGGACAACTGCCGCGGTGAGAAGAGCCTGAAAGATAAAAAGTAACCCGGCCGGACCACCGAGAGCACCCAAGAATTGTTGGCTTAGAGTTGTACCGGTGGCCGCGGCCGTCTCTCGTACGCGCCTAAGCGAAGTGATAAAGGGCTCAATGTTGTTGATTGCGAAGGCAAATCCAAACCGTACATCTTCGACACCACGCCCGAGTTGTATAAGTGAAGCCGAAGCCGCGCTACTTGAAGCATCGAAACCGCGAAGCCGAGTCTCGAAGAGATCTTGAGCCTTTGCCGCAACTACGATTTCAGTTTCGAGTACATCATACACGCGGATCAGTTGAGCTATCCGTTGCCGTTGCTCGACTGTTGCCGAATCCGCAAAGGCTTGATTGAGAAGCTTCTGTGCGTCCCGAACCTGGGTGATGCTAAGTGCCGCTCGCTCTGCAGGCTCAACGAGTTGTTTCTCGAGTACGTCACCTACATCATCGAAACTATCCGTTATATCCGCGGCAACTTTCTTCGCAGATTTACTAACCGATTTAAACGCTTCCTTGAGACGTTCAATCGACTTCTCGGAAAGCTCGACTATAGCAACGTTGGATTGTTCGATCCCTTCGAGAACGACTTGAATCCTAACGAGTTCGTTTACTTCGCCCATGTGCTAACCTTGCCTGTTCTTCCTTCAATTGAAAGTGATGCATTAACCTTGCTGTCAATTTCAATGCTTCGAGGATCGGTAAATGAACAGCATCGCTGTATGAAACAATTCCGTTATTCGCTAGAGCAAAAGCAACATCACCAAAATCAAACTCTGCGATATTGTAGTTAGGCATTCCCCCCGATCTCAAACCGAGTTTAACACGAAACCAGTGAGCCCGCTCAAAAGCCCGGAGGAAAGCGACAAAAAAACCGATAGATCCCTGTTGAAATCGTTGAGTGATGCTTCTTCTGGTTTGCAGTCAAGCACAACACACGCCAGCCTCGTCATTGCCTTGTGCTCAACCAGTTTTTGAATCAAGGCATTGTAATCGATTTTGACCTGGATTTGCCTTAGCCGATCCTGCATATTTATTAGCTTTCCGTTTGCCATTCCCGTTTGTTCGACTGCTGAAATCGGTTTGCCGATCATACTCTCACCACGATCCTCACTCACTACACGATTGATTATATCCCCGATCCCAATATCAAGAAGGATCGCAAGGAATTCCTCGCCACGCTGGACTGAGATAGTCTGCAAATGCGGGCGGCCCGCCAGCAGTTCATCAATCGTGGGCAAGTTCCCCGCAATTTCTTCGAGTAATTCGGGGGTTGTTTTGGCTGCTTTCTGGTTCGCCATGATTTTTCGTTGGTTGGTATGTATTGAACAAAAAAGGGGGCCGGGACAACCGCCCGCCCCCATGTGCATGCACCGATAAGAAGCTGTATAGCGCTTCTTTTGTTTGATAACTCACGGAAAAGCGTCGTCCTTGAATGCTGCGAAGGGTGTCCATGCCGGATCAGTTTGCAGGGTTGGCAATTCGATCACCGTAAACAATGGATTCGTACCGTCGAGTGTAACTAAGAGTTCGAAAGCACGGCTTCGAAGCGCGTTGCCTGTGGGTATAGCCCAATCAATTTTCCTGTTGGTCACTTGAAATAAGAACCACCACTGATCAGGAGTAGTTGTGAGCGCTGGTGTAGGCAAAGGATACCGGGCCGGAGTGAAGTTATCTTCATACCAATCGAAGAATCCGAGTAGTGCGCTATCGGTTTGAAACACCGTGTTTTGCACAATGAGTTCATCACGCGTAACGAGCGTGACAATAAGCGCGTCGGCTTCATCTTTGATCTCTTCGATATCCCGCGAGCGCTGGATCTGTCCACCTTCCAGGTTTCCGATTACGATCCAACCGCCGCCCGCGGCTATATGACCCACTGGAAAAGCTGCTGTCGCTTGTGCCAAAGTCAATCCAGCGGCCAAAAGCGACGAACCCTTCTGAAAGACATTGAGAGTTAGTCGTAAGTCAACAACTGCCATGATTACCTACCTAGTGAGAGTGTAGGACGGACCTGTACACGAACGGCCCAAATCCAAATATTGTTTTGCTGATCGATGAACCTTGCCCCTTTAGGGACAATAGCATAATGAACATCATTGTCCAGAAGCGTTTGATCCGCAAGTGAAGTAATGATTCCACTGATTATTCGGTATCCTCCCGTGTGAGCATCCGTCCCATATAGCGATTTGAAGAGCACCACCAGATCAAAGGTGAATGAAAATCCGGTAGCCCCTTCATGGAGAATGATCGGATCAATCGTTCTCAAACTGATCAATACAACACCGTCAGTTGTGGTAAACTTCGTATCGATATATGATCTAAAATCGTCCGGGAAACGTTCGACTTCGAGCGGTCCTATATCATTTATCAGATCACCAAGCCCTATCTCAAGGCTAGGCAGATCAAACAAAACCGTCATTTCGGCCGGAAACGCCATATCCCTTTCAGTTTATACAATCCGTCCGTGAACCTGCCGGTTCTGCAAAGAAGCTCGACAGACGCAGATTCGTAAATACTCGGGGTGTAGATTCGCAAAAGTCGGCTCCACCTTGCGATGTTGGAATCACATTCGAACTATCAACGCCAAGAACACACTCCCCCTTTTTTATTGCGGTAAGGAAATTGATAGCCGCGAGATATCTCCCTTCAACTTCAGGAGTCGGATTTGCATAGAGAAACCATCGCGCTATGTCTTCAGCAAATAGGGGCAAAGGATCCGGAGGGTTGGCAGAAATGGCAGTTAAATCCGGATAAATGGTGCGGATATTAGCAAAGATGAGACCTATCGCCGAAGCAATCGCCTTGTCTAGCGTTGGATCGTGGATCTCCCCTACCCTCGGGTCTGTTCGATCAGTGAGTTCTCGTAACTCTTTCTCACCGAACCTGGAGATCATATTTGCTTTATCCGTGAGCGCCATTATTCAGAATTAGCCGATTTCTTCTCTTGGGCCTTTTCGTTGCCTTGTTCGGGTTGATCAAGCCGCTCCGCTTCTTCGGCTGCAGCAATTGATTCCTTCCGCTTTTCTTCAGCTACTTGATCTGCAGGAGCAACGATCTTTTGTTCGATCTTGCTCAATTGCGACATTGGATCCGCTTCATATATGGCTCCTGCAGCATATACTTTTTTCTCGTGCATTACGCGATGCGGAGGTAAAACGATATAACGTTCGAGTTTAGCCATGAGTCAATTGGGGTTGATTGATGTTTTCGTTGGTAATATACAAAAGGGCTAGAAGGGGGGCGATGCCCCCCGCTAATCCTTGGGGTTTAAGAGACGGTATCCAAGAACAAGAATCCCGCACTTGGCGCGATAACTTGTTCGTTCACAGATTCGCCTACGCGTACCCAAACGCCCCCATGAATCCCCATGTTGGGATCTTGGATCGTTCCGGCTACACGCTCGCCAAACTGCGCGGTATATCCCCAAGTGACGATCATGTCGTTCGTTGTACGAACGTTGTCGTTGATGTGAAGCAAGGCCGCACTATCATTGAAAACGCGTACAATCGTCGGGGTGGCTCCTTCTTTGGCTGTGTTGTGGCGGCTATCTCCAACGAGAACCTCATCCAAGCCAAAGAGTGCAGCGACTTGTGATTCTGTGGTGATTCCGGCTTGTGCTGCATTGTTTGCAGGGAAAATCCCGCCACGAATGGATTCAACGAGGAATGGATTAGTGCACAAGGCATTCCATGCCTCTAAGCCCAACACCATTTTGTTCGGGCGTACGAGTGGCAATGCCATGTTATCCTTGATCTGGATAACGGGATTCACCAGAGGATCATCCCATTGCGTACCCGCACCGAGCGTGAGCGTCAGACCTGCACCGTAGTTGGCCGCATTGAAGATCACTCCGGCCGCACGTACCTCACGGTCGAGCAAAATCAATTGCGTCACATATGAAGTGGCGTTCAACTGCATATTCATCCCATCTGCCGCGGCGTTCATTTGATCTTTCACCGGTACAGGATGATCAAGCCCGAAATCTCGAGTTGTGCCCGTTCCTTCGGTCCAGAGATCCTGCACTTTGTTCGGTGGCGAAAGTCTATGAGCGAAGGTATCCGGAACGGTGAACCGCGATTCGAGCGGCCACTGACGGAAGCGATAAACTTCCGTTGACGTTCTCACGCGTGGAAGTGCGCGATCCGCAATAAATCTTTCGTTTATGTAGAGTTCCGCAATCGCGGTTAACTCGCCGACTAAGGTAAAGGGTGTGACTGCCATGGTTCTACGTTGCTTTCAAAATGATTCGTGCGACGATCGAGCTATGTGCGCCGCAATTAAAGTTTTGCGTCAATCACCATAACATCGATGACGATGTTCGCGGCTGCTGCATCCTCAAGGGCCTTTGCGATGACAAAGTTTGTAGCGACAGCAAGCACGCCACGGCCGGTAGCATCTGATCCGAGTAAATCGCCAGCCGTGACCGCTCCACCAACAACTAGCCGGGTTCGTCCTGACAAGAAAACGTCAACGCGTTCACCAATCGCAACGTCGATTTTCGGTCCTGATATACCGAACTGATCACCTATTGCAAGGCGTGCGCTTGCTGTGATCACCGTGGTTTCGCTATCAGCTTCGACGATCCGCGATGCTAATATGGCTGCGGTCGCATTCCTTGCGATAATGGTTTCTCCGTTCTGTGACATTTGCTTCTTTGGTTAAATCTTGGGTATCGAAACTTCTCCCGATGAAATATCGCCGATCGTTAGTTCTGCGACGTAACCAGATGAACGGCTCGATCCGCACTCAAAGTCTGACCTTTCTCTGCGTACTCCTCCATCAAAACCTTGGCTTGCGTAACAATTTCGTCCTTTGAAAGCTTGCCGTTTACTCCGGTGTTCTTTTCATCGCCGGAATGCTCGTTGTAGTCAACGATCGGGATCTGACCCGCCAGGAAGCCGCGCATGAAGTCGAAAGCGTTCGTTTTCACTTGCTCATCAGCCGCGCCGAAAGCGATAGTTGCATCTTCGCCGAGTCCGGCAAGCAAGTTGAGCGTTGCGACGAGACCGGGAGCATGCGAAGCCTTGATTTTCCCTTCTTTGACGGTCTCTTCGATAAACGTCCGGTTTTCGTCCTGGACCTGCCGCGCCGCATTCGAAGCGATAACGGCCGATTGCGTCGAGACGATTGCGGCAAACTCTTCGACTCTTGCCGTCGCTTTCTCAAGCTGCTCTTCGAGCGCTGTTATTCTTTCCTGAGTGTCGTTGTCTGCCATATCCGTAAGCGATGTATCAGATTCCGTTCCACGTGGAACCGATGGTTGTTGTGAATGACCGTTGCTTTTGGCCTTTGACATGAATGTGAACAATCGAGCGAACCCCTTTGTATCCTCTTTCGCCTCTAGTGCTTCGATCGCTGCTTCGATCGTTCCTTCACTGTCCGCTAGGGTGGCTCCGATTGCCGTTTCACCCTCAAATACTAGCCCGTCGGCCAAGTTTTGTGCATCAGACATAGAAATCTTTCGGTTTAAGCTGACCGCTTGCACGAAATCAGCATAATGCTTGTTGACCTGTTCCTGAACAATAGCAACTCCTGTGTCAGTGATCGGCTCAATAAAATTGGGTACAGCCTTGAATTTCCCGGCCCGAACAATACGGGTATCGATTCCCATTTGAGTCAACATCCCGTCAATTGACTGAATGATAGCAAGCGCACCGATCGATCCCGTTTGTGATGAAGGATTTACCGATATGAAATCGGATGCACTTCCAAGCATATAAGCGGCACTCATCATTCCATCATTGGCGAAAGCGCCAACAGCCTTTCTCTTGCGAAGATCTCTGAGCGCCTCTGTTGCAAGAACAAGACCTCCAACCTCACCACCAGGACTATCAATATTAAAAAGAACATTATCGATCATGTCGAGATCTGCGAGGATCCCGGCTATTTCGCGTAAAGAGTCGGAGGACGTACCACCAAAGAGAAAAGTGAAAAAGTCTGCACGTTTCGTAATGACACCGGTAATCGGCACGATCGCCGTTCGGCCGGTGAACTCGACCATGGCGCTCCCCGTGGACAATTGAAGTTCTCCGTCGTCCGTTTGTAGCGATCGCTTACGCTTGCGGGCGTCATCATTATACTGTGCTTCGGATTCCGCATACTTCCCGTCCAGAAGGTTCTGCAACTTCGGCAATACATCCGCTTGCAAAATGGCCGGATCGATTGCCCATACTTGGCGACCCTGGAAATTCATCTATTCATCAAACCAAAATGCGAGTATATCGAACCGGAGTTGATCGAGCCCCGTTGTGCTAAGTCCCACATATGCCCGTTGCGGAATGATGGTCTGCCGATTTCTGCCGGATCTCCCGCCCTTTTGATGGATCACTTCATATTCCAGATTTCCTGTCGGGCCAACGCTCACTGAGGTATCACCTTCAAACGCAATATCAATCGAGTTAAAAAGTGCCCCCGATTCTCTGAGGATTCCTAGGCCGCGTTTCTTTGCGATTGTTACCGGTGAAAGCGGTTGCCATGGACTGCCGTTCGGATCCGTTTCGATCACGAATCCAGTTTGGATATCTGCCAGCAAAGTTTCACCGAAACGATCAAGCAGTTCCTTGGGATTACGGAAGCGTTCCAGGAATACATCAAGGCTCGGCATGCGGGCGAAGGTATGACGTGCTTTAACAAGCCCGCAAATAGATATTCTATGTTATTTTAATAGGTACTCAAGAAGCCTAGACTTCCTTTTCGATGTGAGTTGCTTCTTCCCGAGTTTCATCAGAATAATCACTCGGATCATATGAAGAGTCAAATCAAATTCGATACTCAGATCTAGGAAAATCGATGTGTCGGAGTCATCAGTGGCACTTCTGAGTTGCAGATATCGAACCCATATAGCATAATTGCGCCATAATTTTGCGACTTGCGTAGACAACCGCCGTTTTTCTTGCGTTGTGAGATCTGCCGGGACTTTGATATACGTCCAATCGGGGTATTTCGATCTACGCTTCGCCATTTTGCCGATCTTCTACCAGTTCGAGTTCTTTTTCATCCTCGCGGTTATCCGGCGGTACCGGATCCGGGCCGGGCTCGGAAGGGGCGGGCATTTCCTTCTCTTCGAATACTCCTTCCTCACCGCCATCGCCGAACTTATCGTTTATGAACTCAAGGCTTGGTACGAATCCCATTTCGGATAACGTCTTGAGGATGTTCACCCGCTGCTGCAAATTATCTTCCTTCAGGAAACGCCGCCTTATCACGGGAGCCACAGCACCATCGAAGTTGAACATCGTGATCCAGTTCGATAGCATCTGATAGGGGCCTTCGGTAAGGCGCACACCATCGAGTACACTTCGCTCCCTTTCCAGATCGCTATGAACTTCGGTCGCAGCTCGAGATCCCCCTTGTTCGATATCCGTTGACAATTCGGTACCGAGGACGATAAGCGTGATCGCCTTGTTCATCTCTCGAAGCAATCCATCGAACCCGCTAGTAGAAACGGACGTAGTTGCCGCTTCGATAAGATCGATCATCTCATTATCGGGGATCGTCACAATTGATTCACTCTGTACCGCTTTGCACGCTTTGAACAGTTGATCGATCTTAGATTGCTCTTCTCCCGGCGGGTGTTTTCCTACAACTGTCGGCAAACCGTGCCTTTCGAGGAACTTCACCCAATAAGCCAGATCGCGCCGCTTGAAGAATACCGGCCAATAAAGCCTGTGCCCGAGCCCCAAACCATAAGGATCGTCGCTTGAGCCCCATGTATAGACTAGAAATTTCCGTGGCGGTAGATCTTCGGCATTGAACATCCCAAGAGACGTGACAAGCTTGAGTTCATATTCATCCCCGTTCTTGACGAATACAAAACGCCGCTGATCACGAACTGCTATCTCCGATGCAACGATTTCCGAGCCGTCAGTACTCCATATGATTTCCGCAACGGCATATCCCATCAAGAGCGCATCGAGCATGCCGAGAGTGAACGATTCGAACCCCCGTGCAAAGTGTGCACGTGCAAAAGTACCTTGAAGAGCCGATTCCATCCGCTTGCCCATAACCGCAATCTGATCCTCGACCATTTCCGCGGCTTTCCGATCCTTGAGAGTGGTAGAAGCGCCGCGCCTTCGGCCGGGCTCCACGACGATTTCGCTTCGAGTGAGGTTCGTAAATCTCTTCTGCAGAGTGGTATATACACGGCCGTCTTGCTCTAGAAGCCGGTACATTGTCCTCGGATCGGTTCCTCGTGACTCTGCAATGGTGATAGGATCTTTGGGGTTGAGCCTGAAACCATCGGTTGCGAACAGGAAATCGGTTTCGAGTCCCGCGAGTGATTGCTTGAGTACTGCAGGAAGATTCCTTGCCATAATAATTCTACTTCAGAAACGAGCGTATCCAATCACGCTCGGTAGTTACATCTGTCAAATGAGAACTGTTCGGATGAACAATTCTGCGTTCTGGTAGGTGAAGATCTCCCTCGGAAGATACGTAACTGCCCAAACTGTCATGAGGCACGGATTTCATGCCTGCAAAGTCCGGAGGAATGAGCCCGCCGGGAACAGCATCCGCGAGTGCATCGCGGTTGTCAGGACTATGGCCTATATTCGCCTCTTTCTTCTCTTCTTCCTTCGTGAACCGGCGGCAATAACGCGCCTTTTCGTCGAGTAGATATTCAGCGAACAGCAGTTCCTTATCGAGCTTGACGTTTTCAGGGAGCATCCCACCAAGCAATAACCAATACCGGATGTTGAAAAGCATTTCGGTATAGAGATCCTTGAACTTCTCGGGATAGTTCGGCCCTCTCGAAGCCTTGATGCTCACAAGCTGAACGCGTAATATCTTTGCCCGGTGCGAATGCCTAAGAGCATCGAAGCAGCTTGAACCTTCGCCGATCTCATCGACTAGAGCAATGACCTTTACTTCCTCAATCGGTAAAGCGCCGCTTTCTCTCGCCATGTCGATGTAGTCGAGGAATTCGGCCGCAAGCTCCGGGCCGTCGAGCCCATGATAATTCTTGGGTTGAAGTGCAATGAGTCCGCGGAGAGGTTGCAACACCGAATCATCGCTACCATGGCGGGCAACGTCAATGCCAACCCGAAAATCTCCCGGCTGCGTTGCTATCATTTGCCAATCGCCTTTCTCCTTCCCGTCGTACTGCAGCCGGTGCGCCCGCCAGTTGATCTGTGACTCTTCCAGGAGATCATACGGAATGATCGAAGTGTCACTGTACTTGGGGAATTTCCCCTCAACGCGGATGAGGAACAGCGGATGATCCTTGCCCCACTCTTTCTCCCTCAGTTCAACCCATTCTTTCGTTGCCAATCCCGGAACGACGATCCGGCCCTCCTTCACATTGGGCGTTTCACGGGAGGATATCGAGCCCGTCGTCCATATAGATGTTTTGGATGCGAACGCTTCGAAGAATATGCCACTGTTGCGAGTCGGATTCGAGAACATACCGATTTTTCCACCACCAGCGACATTCCCTTCGAGTGCATCGTAGATATCCTCCAAGCCGCGGCCGGAAGCCTCATCGACAATGAAAAGATTATTCGGCCCGGAGTAACCGGCGGCACGTTCCTTGTCTTTCGTCGTGAACCCAAAGATCTCGTTTCCCGTCTCCCACACCAAGCCGCTACGCGGGTCGTCATGTATCTTCCCGCCAAGATCGACTTTTGCCATGCGGTAAAGCGCCTTGATCTCACGCCATAGGATTTTCTTTACCTGCAGATAGGAGCTAGAGGTAAGACCAACGCGCCCACCCTTCCGCGTACATGCCCACCAGTACGCAATAAGAGCCGCATCAAGGCTTTTCCCGGTCTTATGGCCGCTCTTCCACGCGAAATGATGCGAATTCACCGCCGACAAGATCATTTCCCGCTGCCGATCCCACAAATCTATCCCGAAAACATCATAGGCAAAACGAACAGGATTGTTTTCCCACGCTTCCAACAAATGTGCGGCCGCGTTGCGATATCCGATCCCCTTTTCCTGTTCGAAATAGAGCATCTACGCCAGCATTATTGAAGTGAATCGACAGGAGCAACAATACTGGTGATCTTTTCCAGAGCCTCAATATGCAGGTCAAGCTCATGGCTTACCTCGCGGTTGTACGCCCGAATCGACACAATAGCTCTTGATTGATTGTATGCACTGAAACTCATCATCAAAGCCCACCCCACTGCGACAAATAACAATATCCATAGATGCAAACGCTTCATGCTGTACCTTTTGGGTTGATTAGATTGACCTCGCGGTTCGGAATCATCATAAACGGCTTTCCGATGTACTTCGCAATCAGGATCCGTAAATCATCCTCTACATTCGGGATCACTAGTCCTAACAGCTTTGCCTGTTTCTCAATAAACACGCAATTCTCACGATAGTCCCTCGAATTCTTGTACTGAAGTGTGGGAATCATAGGATCCTCAATCTTGTTGATCACAACAAGCATCGTCAGCATCATCCGCAGTGCCGCAAGCTGCTTTTCCTTTTCCTCACGTGTCAATAGGATATCGCTCATTTTTCCCTCCCTAGTTGCTTTTTCTTCTTACTCTTCTTCTTCAACCTCCTCCTCCTTTTCTTCAATCTCGACGCTTATAGTGTACAGTTTGTCGGCCCTAACGTTAAGCAATACTTCAAATTTGTTGGGTTTGACCTTGTATGAAACAATGATAGATTTGCAATATCCACGCAATATTGCGAGCATAATGTCCCGCCCTCGCTCTAGATTTGCCATCTGGTTTACTTCAAAGCCGTGTCGATCTTATCCTGAAGATCCGAGATTGCCCCCCCTTCCGTACTCATAGCTCTACCGTAAATCGTGGTCCTTTTCTTACCAACGACTTTCGAACCCGATGCCGTATGCATTTCGCTAGTACTGTCGTAGTTGACCGTTATTTCGTATCCCCGGTAGGTCATCGTTCACAACTCAGGTTGTTCGATTTAATCGCCTTCTCGGAATCCGGATCGATCAGACTCCGAAGATTCCCCGGCGAAAACGCACACATCTTGCCGGTCGTCGTATACGTTGACGAATGGCCGCGCCACGTTTCAACCTTGTGAAAGACATAGCTATACTGGATGCTCTGCCCGCCGCATCCACCATAATCATTCCACGATAGCGAAACATCGTGCTCGGTGCTGTCCCTGCCCATCCACGTGTAAGCGCAAGAGCCTAGATGCGGCTCCTTTTCACCCACGAAAAGCATCGCAATCACAAAGCAGAAAAGCATAGGCGCAAATACCGTCAATCTGAGGTTCATGGCAATTCCTCATGATATTAATTGGTTTTACAATTTATGCGTATTCTTTGGGGGGGCTGCTCCGGTCAGACATCCACCTTCGATATGATAATTGTAGATTATTTAAGACATGTGGATTAGATAACACTAAAGGCTCTACCCATGATGGAAGCTGCCTTTTAGCTATGCAAGCAGAATCACAATCCTCTCGTGATCGATTGTAGACATCGGCCATACGTTCGATAAGATCGACTGACGGAGAAAGTATTCCGTTTTCAATCTTGCTTATATAGGTAAAATGAACACTTAATCGTTTTCCCGCATCACGTTGGTTTAATCCAAATGCATGACGCCAGGATTTAAGTATTTCTCCTATTTCCATATTGGTTTCAGTCGTTTACTAATTGAGCCAAACATAATAAACATTGTCGAGCCGCCCATACTCATTCCTCGGCATGCTCCCAATCCATTTATGACAGAAGTGGTACCGAATCCAATCATTCATAAAATACTGCTTGACCATGTGCTTGCGCATCTTCTCGAGTCGATTTACCTTCCCGGCACACTGTGCACATCTACATCCGTTATCCGAACACTGCAAAAGAGAGCGGTTGATCTCCTGCATAACTTGCATAAGGTAAGAAACCAATCCCTCATCCATCATGATCATCCTCCCCGGGCACTTCGAGCGTTTCGTAATACCGCTCGAAATCCTCCAATAGCTGATCAACGAATTCCTTCTTGATCTCGGGCAGATAATAGAATTCGCTGAAATAACGGATGCTCCCCCTTTGCCCTTGCGCTATGTCACGAAGGAGCATCAATACCTGGTACATCATATCTAAGTGATCGAGTCCCTTTGCCATGAGTTCCGCTTCCTTCTCGCCTATGTATTCATCGATGCTTATAGACTTTTCCAGAGCATCAATTCGAGTCTGCAATACTTCATCCGGCGTCTTTTCAGCACTCATCGCTTTCCTCCGGAGGATACATCAAGTCTCTCATGAACTGCGCGGCCGTAGCATTCCAGGCACGCTTACCGCTCATACCCAATGATTCGAATCCAGTGACCGTATCGATCTCATCATTTTCAAGCAACAGGTTCCGCGTGAAAAGCGCGTACAAGTGCTCCCCCGTCCCAACCTCAACATCGTACTTCCCAACCGTGATAGTGAATCCTCCCGGCAATTCTTCTTTGTCGTCATTCATCATGACCACCAAGAATGGTTGCAGAAGGGATTTCACGGGCAGGTTCAACCGCCATCTCAGGATCCTTGTACCCGAAGAACTCAGCCGTGACGCCGCACTTCATGCATCGGTACCCATTCCCGGATGCTTCTCGGTTCCAAAAGTGATTCTTAGCGTCTTCCAAGCACGGCTGTTGCCCATCAGCTACAGCGCATGAAATGAAATTCATGGGCTTCTTCTTCCTGGGTATTTCCTCGGGCAAATTGAGAATGCAAAAGTAATCTACACCCCCGTCATATTCGGCCGGAAAATCGGTGATGAACTTCCCATCCCAAAAGAGCGAGTCGAGATCAAAAGCAAACCCACTGCCATCACTCCACCAGCCACAGACAAAATACATTTGCCCGTGCACCGGCTGTTCTTCAGGGAATTTGCGCCACGATAGTTTGTCATTCATGATCATTCCTCCCCCTGCTCTTTTTCACGACGCATCTTTGCTTCGTGCGCCATGCGAACGATCTTGGGGTGTGGTGTCCAGCCTTCTTTGATCTCATCGGCCGGGACAACATGGAGAATTGGCAACTCTCGAGCCCCAATGATCATGAAAGATGCCATTGTCGATAGCTTTTCTTCCGTAGCTTGCTCGTAATCGTGAGCCCCCTCGTACCAGCGCATCAATGCATCCCTCAATTCTTCGAGCGTGAAAACATATTCCATTTCATTCATCGCTCATTCCTCCTTCTCACGCGGAAAGGGATGCTGCTTCGAGTCTCGTAATCGATGCTATCATCTACGGCCGGTTCGGGCTCCGTCGTCTCACAATCAATCCCCCTTGCCCATTCGTTAAACTCAGCCTCAAGAACCGTTATTCTATCCACCGAAACGTATACACGGTGGACCGGCTTGCCATAGTAACTTGACATGGGCGCTCGCTGAAGTCGGGAAATCAATTCACTGATTCGATTCAACATCTCATCGTTGTATTCCATGGCTCAACCTCTCCGCTTGGCAAATTCAGATTCCGGGAAATGAATTATTGCGTGCTTCTTCAAGAATACCACCGCCTCCTCCATAGTATCCATATTCGCACGGGCGTACACCGAATTCCAGTTGCCGCCAAGACGAACATCGAAGCCGTCATCCCAACGTGCTTCGATCAAAAAACTGATCTCGGAGTCGTACAACTCCTGTAATACGCGAAGTGTGCTTTCGGTTGTTTCCATCGTTGGTTCTCCTGTATAGGTTATTTATTACTTACATGGGGTGAAGTACTGTGAAAGCATTCTCGAATGTGAAGTTCCCACTAACCCCAGGTCACTTTTACCCCCTATGGAGAATTGAGAGAATTTTTTTCACCCGCCTATTGGTGATGCTTTTCGAGCCACACTCGGTACTTGTCTCCATCCATCTCAGGATTGATTCGAATCTTAGCGACGTAGCCTGAACTGTAGCCACCACTGACGCTCCTCCATCCTTCCTTGGGCTCATGTTCGAAACGGTCCAATTGGTGAGCCAAATTCATAAGACAGGAAGCCAAATCGCGCATCGTATCCGCTCCTACCTCCAATTCGAAAACTATCCTGCGTTCAATCTTCTCTTCCGTCGGCTGCATATTTTTTCCTACTTAGGATTGTAGATTTTTCGGGAGGGGGTAGCGGTAAACACCGTTCGGATCCCACTATTTCCTGAGTTGTTGATAACTTGTTGATAAGATGTGGGTAAGATCAGCCCCATTGTGGACAACTAACCGGGTACTGTGGACAATTGGTGCATAAGTACGAATAAATTGGCACGATATGTCGATATTCGAGCGTTTTCGAACGGTATTAGGCAGGAATATCCGATAAAATGTAGGCGGGAACGCCCTCCGAGCCGCTGAAATACTCGGGTTGCAACTCGTGAAAAGCTGTCGTTATTGCTTCAAACAGGGCTTTTGCCTGCAGTTCATTCAGCACGTGAACGACACCCAATATCTTAACGATATAACTGGTGAACCCGTTGTTTTCGCGTACTTGCACGTTTACCAGTTCATTCCCATAAATGGCCGTTTTCGTGCTATTCGTGCCCTTTCTAGGGTCCTCTCGACTATCGGCGAACATGCCGGTCTTTGTTGCCTGTCCTTGCCTGTCGAATGAGCGTAAGCGATCGGTGCATGCGTCACATACGTAGGTGGTGACACCTATGGCAGTCCATGATGTAGGCACGTGGGCACACGCCTGTGCTGTATAACACGTCTCACACACGTACTCGTGCAACGTTGGTTCACTCTGCATTGTCTAATACCTCATATTCGGTTAACTGTGGGGTTTCGCCTACAACAGCCCGTTCCTCGGCTGATAGTTGGTATGTGTCTTGATCGGTTTCCTGCAGGGCCACCCATGCCTGTACGAACGCGAATAAGCCCTTTCCTCCATGGTTTCGGTCTGCAGCAGTACCGAATAACCGGAGCTTTTTGTCCAGGAGTTGAGACACAACGAGCAAGTATCTGGGATCCCCGGCCATGGTCTCGGTACGAACAGTCGTTTCGCCCCCTTTATGGCTTACGCGTTCCGTAGTGACCACGTGTTGACCGATCGAACGCGTCCATGCTGCATAAGCTTCTTTTATGGCCGTATCGACTTCTCGGAGCACATCCGCTATGTGTTCGTCATAGGTAAGACCTATTTGCTCCTTCCAGTAATTCCGAATCCACCGAATATCTTTGTGCACAGTGGTGAGTGAACACTTCAGAATCGACGCAATATCGCGTAAACTACGCTTTTGCGCTTGTAACTGACCGGCCCGAACACGTCGCTCGAAAAGCACCGTTTTCTCTTGATGGGTTCGGCCCGATTCACCCTTTTTTGCTCTTCCTGGCCTTTTCATACGCGTAAGGTAACTAATTCTCACGAACCACGTGCCTACATCGTCTGTACGGCATTCGTTCCATTGTTGGTAGGGAAGGAAGAGTCAAGGGCTGATCGTCGCACAGCGGCTAAGGTAGAGGGCAAAAAGGCACAAGATCACACATCGGGTCCTGGCAGGTTTCGAACGGGGGTGATCCGGAGCGTTTTCGGACTGACAGGCCGTAGTAAAAAAGGGGATCTGTAGACAACGAATTCGAGCGAGCGAAAAAGTATGAAAAGCAAATAACAAGAAAAGAGTATCTTCCCCTTAAAGGTATATATATACTTATACTAAAGAGGGGGCATTCTCGAATCAATTCGAACGGATTCGATAAAGTAGAACCGTGCTAATCGTAGATGGTCTAGGGCGTTCAGTTTTTCGCGTGAAACCGGTGCTTTGGCTTCGATCAATTGTGCACAGTAGAAAAGCGCATTTTCGAGTTCTCGTATATCGTTGAAAGCTTGTTCGGGGAGATCTGAGGCGGTGATATCGAAAAAGGAACTGAGCATATGCTTTTCGTGTAGTGGCTTGTTTGAACGTGGTAGCGATTCTTGATCATTCATGTGAGAAACACGAAAGGGGAAACGAGTAAACGCTTCCCCTTATGCCGTGCCTTGAAAGGTGGATATTACCGGTGAGGCAGTGGTGCAGCTTGATCGAGTTGATCGGGGCCGACGGTCTTTATGAGTTGCTGCTGAATGAGAGGAACGGGGTTGAACACCAACCCACGCAACCGGAGGAGCTTGATACATATCGGGATTCCTCGCAAGCTATCGGCGGGATCCGTGTCTTTGATCTGGACAGCTTGGTATATGTTGTTGACAGTGACACCGAGCGACTGAGCCGCGGCGATTTTTTCCTCTTTGTCGAGGTACTTATGCCAGTACTCGTTGCCGGTTGCTCGGATCTGTTTAGGGGTAAAGTAACGATAGCTAATTGCCACAGTGGTACCTCATGGATTATGTTCGTGAATGATTAGCAATGCCGGGGGGGCACAGGTCCCCCCTATGCATTGCGTTTTCGTTGGTTCAAGGGGAACCGGTTGGGGTGATCGGTTCCCCTTCTTGTTTCGGATCACTCCAATCACGGTTCGCATCTAGCCACCGGAAGATCCCGAGTCCATGCCATACTTTACGGCCAACATCGTCTCGAAGTATGCCACATGCCTCAACGTCGATCGTCTTTAAGTCGTATTCAAACGATACCCGCTCGCCACCGGAAGGGGTGATTTCTTGGGACAGGAACCCGCTTTCAACTTCGAATGCATAGCGAACGTTGAAAAACTTGATGAACTGCCCAATTGTGTTTCTTTTTTTCATCTAAGCTATCCGGTATTGCTTGTATGGAATCGGCTTTTCACCGTCAGGGATCTCGCTTAGTTTAGGCAATTCCGGTTCAGGTTCGGTGAAAGGGTAGTAAGCGACTTCCCCGGCAATAAATTCGCGGTACGGGCCGTCCTCAAGTGTGATGCACATGCCATGCAAAAAGGCACCGTAGCGAATCATAAGCGCCACAAACATTTGCTCGAACGCTACATCCGTCGAATCCCTCACATGCGAGAAATCGCATCCTTGGGCGTTGCCTTTGCCGAAACCGTCGGCAAGCATTTCGAAGATCACATCTACGGTGTGCCCGTCAAGCCATGAGGAAACGTCTGTGGACGGATTGAAAAGCCATTCGTGTATAACGGATAGCACGAACCGGCAACGAATCTCGAACGTGCGAAAGATGAACGACAGGTAGCGCGGTTTCTGGTGGCGCGATTCACCGAGGTAACGGATGATCAGCCCGATGCATCGATCATATTCGTCGTACATGATCGAACCGGTTTCGCTGTGGTGATCGATTTCGATCGTAACTAAACGGCGCAGTTCTATGATCTCTTTATGTGTCATTTTAAGTACCTCATAAGGGAAGAAAAAAGGGACCCCCGTAGGGATCCCAGGTTGTGAAAGGACAGGACGGAATCTTAGTTCAAGCTCATTTCACAGCGTTCAACGAGCAAGTCGTAGGAGTTCCGGATCTCTTCGGAGCGGGCACCAGTAAGAACGGATTCAGCGACGTCCTCGCGTCCTTGCTTTTTGCGATGTGTAGCGAGTTCCGTGGTGGCATTGTATGCCATCCAAACCGTGTTCGCTACAGCGCCATAGTCATCATTGAAACCATGGGCAAGTTCACGAACGTTTTCACGCAACTTCTTTGCGCGTTCGCTACCAGTGACGAACCGCCGTTCATCTTTTTCGATCGCTTCATTCTGCGTGTCACTCAAGTTGGCACGTTGATCCGGGTTCATGTTGTTATGGCGCGTGACGCGTGCAGGAACCGCGGGCAAAGGGTATACATCTGACAGGTATAGATCAAAGTCGGGAGAATCGACGCGGAACGGTACCGACATGAACTTTTCGTACACCTTTCGATCTTCTTCGCTTGCCGTTTTCGCGTGTTCGGCGGTTGTGATCATCCACTCGTACCCCTCTTCGGCGTCCATGCTGTGCGGTATCTTCATCTTATACTGTGCGTTCGCCCAACCTGCCATAAGCGTATTCTCGCATACGACTCGGGTATGTGTAGAAAAGCACCGATGAGACCGACCCGGCTCCAATGACAATTCGAAAACGTAGTGGCTCCACAGTTCATCTTTGAAACCGTTCGAAGCCGCAACGGTCACGGGTTCATCCCGTAGTGAAAAAAAGCACCGTTCGCCGAGCCCGAGCGTGCCCAAGGTCTCGAGCGGAAACTTTTTCGAAAGGTCGTTGAGTTGCTTTGCGTAGTAGATCGGATCTTTCGTCTCCCAACCTTTCCCCACATCGCCCAAATACATGAGTTTGGGATCTTCGGGAATCGGCAAACGAACGACGGCAAACCTACCAGGAATCTGAAACGGTGGAATATCGAATCCACCTGTGCCGTTCGCAATCGGTATGCCCGCAGTGAAAAGCGGTTGTTTCTTGATCTTGATATCACTCCAATGCTTCGTGGCGGCGTCGATCAACAGGACCTTAGCCATAAGATCGAACACGTTACCGGCCCGATGCCATGCAGGTTGTCCGCGGAATTCGCCACGTTCAGAAAGGAAGTTAGCACTCATTTGATGTACCTCGAATAGTGTGTGAAAGGATAGAAAATAAAAGCAATGCTTTTAATACGTGTTCAAAGGGGGGCGGTTTCAGGTTTACGGATTTTACCGGAGTAGCAAACCGGGGAGGTGAATAGGATCTTCGAGATCTTTACCGCATGAGCCGCACATATCCTCCGATCCAATAACAACGTAAATGTGTTCCTCTTCCGGATCCGGATCTTGATCTTCGGCAAACTGCCCGATATCGAATTCCTTTTCAACGTGCGATACACCGTCGTCGTAGCCTTCATTGTACCCCCGCTCGAATCCGTTCCGATCACCCTTAAAGAATCCGCTAGACTCACCACGTTTGAACGCTTCAACGCACATGCCAAACACGAACCCTAAACGCGTGGCGAACGGCACGTGAAAATTGCCCAAGTCGCCAAGAGTCCACATTTGATTATCTACTTCGTACACGAGATCCGTAATTTTGTCCTCGTTTGCTTCGCGCAACGAATAGTACCCGTGCTCATCGCACAAAATGTGCAGGTTGGTTCCGGGGTCGCGCAAAACTTCATCTCGCGGATCAAAATCTTTCATGAAATCAGGTTGTGTCATGGCCGTTCCTCATTTGTTTTTCGTGCTGTTCGAGTGCACGGTTTGCATCGCTCATTCTGTTGAAAGCGTCTCGAACGTCGAGCAAATAGCGTTCTATATCCTTTAGCGCTTCATGCTGTAAATCCTGGATTAGAACGCGTTCACGCAACGTTTTCAACTCTGAAAAGGTCTCGCGTAACGCCCATACACCAACCGCAACGATCAAGCAAGCGAGACAAAAGAGAAGGAAGAATTCGATCATTCTGTACCTCCCCATATAAAATGAATCTGAACCTTCACCTCATTGCAAACGGATTCGACCATGTCGCCCCCGTTTACGTCCATATCTTCGAGATCTTCGGTTGAATCATAGTCGCGTGCTTGATTCAGCAATTCGCGCACAACCGCTGCACCGATAGCTTCTAGCGGTTCACGGTTCGCCATATCGAGCAAACTGTAATACTTTTTCTTGGTTTCGATAGCCATTGTGTACCTCAAAGGTCAAGAAGGATGAAAGGGGGCAATCTAGCTTCGCTTTGAAAGCATCAACAATCCAGAGCATACCAAAGCAAATGAAGCCGAAAACAACACAAGAAAATAGAATGCTTCTCCTAGAATGAATAAGTGCATGATTTACCTCTACAGTTTATCGGTTTGAAAAGCGTAATCAACAACGACTGAAACGATCGCATCCCAATTGATGAGATTAGTCACATACGCGTAAGCATCGATGAAAAAGTACCGAGCTGCGTTTTCGTTCTCGGGTTTCATCGGTCGAGGAATCCAGGATTCGAGACACTCGGCAAGATATTCCGAGATCTGCAGCTTCATGTGATACCGCAACTCGGTCATATCACAATAACCGTGCTGTTCGAGTTTCTCGGCCCGAAATCTTCGGGCTTCGATTGTCCATACGTCGAGAACATCCCCATTAAGAATCCAGGAACGGGCATAGGTCGTGAACAGATTCGAGGAATTATCGTTGCCCCGGGGCAAAAAATTGTGCTCAACGTCGAGCGTTTGCATGAGTCGGAAAAAGAACTCGGCAAAGTTCTTTTCGTTTTCGGCGATTCGGAAATTATCCATAGTTAGACTGTTTGGGAAGGTTGAAGAAAAGGAAACGGGGGGCGTTTTCGCTTTAGATGTACGAATAACCTACAGTTCCAGGAGTGACCGGCACGTCAGCATCAAGGCGAACGCTCCGAGGTATGCCGGGAATGATCGGCAAGTTTGCTTTGTGATCGGTCTCGGGTTCGGATTCAGCCATCCAGCCATCTACAAGCTGTTCAGCTTCTTCGAAGATCTCATCAAGGAACGGTTCGTAGAAGTCCCAAGGAACGATGATCTCGTATTCATCGACAATGGCTGTAACGTGCATTTTCGCGTCTTTCGTGCGAAAATCGTACGAACGCACGAATACCTCAACGTTCCATACAAGGGGAGATCCGTCGGGAGTGTATTCGAATTGCTTCGTTAACATGATAAGTACCCGTTGAGTGTGATAAGGAAGGATTAAAAACCTTGATACGTAAGATCGACGGGCCGGTTCAGTATTTTAAGGACTATTCAAACACTTCACATAGTATTCATAATCCTTGCATGGTATCGAGCGTCTGTTGAAGTGTCACAAGTCGCACGTACAGATCCTTAAAACCGCGCTGATGTGCCCAGTTTGTGCTATCCTGGATGCTTTGCAGTAGCCTTACGTCCCGCCTCAAATGCTCGATTTCATCTAGTATAGTAATGTCGTAACGTGCGGTAGAATGATCGCGTATTGTGTGCTCTATGATCGACTCGACTTGAGACGCTTTGAGTTGATCGTGTGCACCGGTTTCGGGAAAGAAACGGGAAAGGGTTTCTGTGCCCCCAGTTATAAGCGTAAATAGCAGCGTTGCGAGAGCGAACGTTTTCGCATTGAGGGGAAGATTTACGCTCGGGCTTTTCTCTTTGTCGTTCACGGTAGTTTTTCGGGTTGAAACGGTTATCCACAAGTTTTCCACATTTTAGGGTTATCCACAAGTTTTCCACATGTTGATAACTTGTGAACAAGTCTGATCGGGCCGGTACCCCCCCATGGAAAACAGAACCCCCCATGGAAAACATAATTGCTACCGTGGAAAACGGGGCCGGTCGCGCCTACCCCCCCATGGAAAACGAAGGGGGCACCATGGAAAACAGGGACCATCGCAGAAAAAAAGGGCACCATGGAAAACAGGAAGATACGAAACGCAAGAACCCGACGTGAACCTAAGCTCAATCGTCGGGCCTTGCAATCCTTCCTAAACACCTCATGGAGGTACTTAGGATATTCGAAACGTAGGGCTCGAGAAATAGTTTCGTGCGCAACAAACTTTTCTTAGTGGCGTAGTAGCCGATACTGCACTAACAACGTCAACAGCACAATCATTCAAACAGGCTTCTCCTTTGGGATAGCTATCTCAGCTTACACGAAACTCGAAAACACATGGAATGGCTCGATTGGGTATGGTTCGTATTCATCCCTCTTGGTGTTCTTGTCTTGTTTATCGCGTTCGTGATCTATGATGAGTGGGAGAAGCAGCGCAATAGCAACAAGAATAACATGGCTCAAAATCCCAATAAACCCAAGATGCCCCGGCTTACCGAGAAGCGGCTTATAGGTCTGAAAAAGATCTTTGAATGGGCCGCGGTTGACGATCAGATGATTGAATGGTATGGATCAATGAATCCATGGGCCGCCGAATCTATAAGATCCGCACTCAAATACCTTGAAGAATACATCGCATTCCTCGAAAGCAACCGAAAGTGAGGCATTATGAGACACCGAATTACTCCGTTTCAATTGCGTATTCTCCTGCATTATTTCGACGTGAGAGCAGACTACATCCCCAAAACTGACATAGCCGCAGAAACGATTGAATGGTGGATGGATCTCGAGATGATTCGGCATACATCAGCCGATATACAATGGGATTATGAACTCACGGCACGGGGCAAATGGTATATCGAAGAACTCCTTCAAACACCGTTTCCTGTCGCAACATTCTACACGCCCGACAGGGAGCAAGACTAACGAGGTACCCATTATGGACAACATAATCATTCAGGATCAACTCTATCAGATCTACCTGAACGAACGGCAAGATCTTGTCTTCATGATCCTAGAC